AATTTTTAGACGCAATAACAGTAACAGGAACCTCAGATGCAACTTATATTAAATCATTCGTTATCGAGGAACCCGGCACTGATTGGCGGCTAGTAGTTTTTAACGAAAGTGGTGACGCATTAAATTCAACAGGTAGCAACCACGAAATAGTTTACAGGTCAGTTATAGATGAGGTTCAATAATGGCGTTACCAGCCTCAAGAATCAAAATACCTGACAGGATTGATAATTATATCATCAATCCAAAATGGGCTAGGTTTAAGCCTGTTTTTTGCATGGTTGGTGATAAGGCGGTCAACATTTTAAACGGTGAAACGGCAACAGCAGCGACAACGAACGCCGCAGTAAACTCAGGATCAGCTGGAAAGGCTTTAAGTAGTGATGGGACTAACAACGTAGGGATAGCTTTTAATCGAGATCCTTATACAGTGGGTAGTAATTTTTGTGTTTTTATGGTTGTTGAGGCTAGCAGCTCTATTTCAAGCTTCGGCGCATATATTGCAAATGGCACAGCTAGCGGATCATCAAAACCTATAAATTATAGATTAATGTCAGTCAGCACTACAGCGGATGTTAGATTCTCGCACACGGTAAATAACTCGCTAGGTCAGCTTGATGATAAAAATTTTAATTTAGGAACAAATTTAAGAGTTAACGAGCCTTCAACTGTTTCGGCTTCAGTAAATGGCACTTCGCTGCATAAAGCAATAGATGGAGTTTCTGGAACAGACACATTGAGCTATGCACCTGCTTCTAATAATGATGGCTCTTTGCGTGTTTTTGTAAATCAAGGATCTTCGACATCGCAAAATTGTAAGGTATATATGAGCATTGTTTTTGCTGAGTTTATACCTAACGACATTATTCTAAAGTTGCACAAAAAGCCTCAAGATTTTTTTATTAAAAAACCGAGTAGACTAGCTATTGCGCCTGCTGTCGCAGCAATAAAGCGAAAAACACTAACACTTTTGGGAGTCGGATAAATGGTCGATAATGTCTCAGCAAATTCTAATGATGGCTTAGGAGCTACTTTTAAAACCGATGATGATGCAGGTGTTCATGTACCAGTAACAAAGATAGAACTAGGCGACAACAACACTTTTGATGGTTATGTTAGCTCTAGCAATCCTATGCCTGTTAGCGGAACCATAACAGCCAACCTAAGTGCTACTGATAACGCAGTGCTTGATCAGTTAGAGCTAAATACTAGCTACGGTGACATTGTGGGCGGCGGTACGGAAACAGGCGCTCTAAGGGTTACAATTGCTAGCGATTCAACTGGCGTTATAACTGTAGATGATGGCGGCGGCTCAATAACTGTAGATGGTACAGTCACCGCCAACCTATCAGCAACCGACAACGCGGTGCTTGATGTTATAGCAAGTGCTGTTCATGCGGAAGATGCAGCGCACGTTACTGGTGATTTTGGTGTTCAATCGCTTGCGGTTAGAAATGATGCTGATACCTCACTTGCAGATACAACAGGTGATTACACACCTTTACAGGTAGATGCTAACGGTTATTTAAAGGTCAACATCAAGGCTGGTGCTGGATCAGGTGGAACGGCTTCAACCGATGACGCAGCATTCACTGCTGGCAGTGGATCAGGTACGCCAATGATGGCATTCGCCACTTCTGATACTGTTGATTCTGGTGATGTTGGTGTGCTTGCAATGGATACCAACAGGAATTTAAAAGTATCCATCGAGGCCGACAGTGTTGGTATCGGCGGCGGCACTCAATACACAGAAGATGCGGCGGCGGCGGCTGATCCAGTAGGTAATATGGCAATGGCTGTGCGTGCTGATAGTCTAGCTGCGGTTACTTCAACAGATGGGGATAATATCGCATTAAGAGCGACTAACAACGGTGAGCTATACGTTAAACAAACCGATGCTGTGCCTATTACTGATAACGGTGGTTCGTTAACTGTAGATGGTTCCGTTACTGTTAGTGGAACCGTAACAGCAGATTTGAGTGCAACAGATAACGCTGTTTTAGATCAAATAGAACTAAACACAAGCTACGGCGATATTGTCGGTGGTGGTGTTGAGGCCAGTGCATTAAGAGTAACAATTGCTAACGACTCCACTGGTGTTCTAAGTATTGACGATAACGGCGGATCAATAACTGTTGATGGAACAGTAACGGCTAATCTATCTGCAACCGACAATGCTGTTTTAGACCAGATAGAACTAAATACAAGCTATGGCGACATTTTAGGTGGAGGTGTAGAAGCTGGAGCATTAAGAGTTACCCTTGCTAGTGATTCCACTGGTTTGTTATCAGTAGATGATAACGGAGGCTCTCTAACAGTAGATAATGCTGATATCACTACTATTGCTGGTGCTGTTTCAGGTACAGAAATGCAAGTAGACATTGTTGCTTCTTTACCTGCTGGAACCAACGCTATAGGCACTTTAGCTGCTAATAGTGGGGTAGATATTGGCGACGTGGATGTTACCAGTATTATTCCGGGTACTGGGGCCACTAATTTAGGTAAAGCAGAAGATGCTGCACACTCTAGCGGTGATGTTGGCGTTATGGCTTTGGCTGTTAGAAAAGACACGCAAGGGTCTAGTAGTGGTACAGATGGTGACTATGAAGCACTACAAACTGATGCGTATGGAGCTTTAAGGGTTACTAATGTTGACCCTTCAGGAAGATTCGATACGTTTGGTAGGATGATAACGGTCACACCCAACAACGACATTGATATTCAATTTTTTAGAGCAGCACCTGATGTACTTGTTAAGGTAACAACAGCCAACAGCGCAACGGCAACGCAAAATACAGGTGGAGCATTATTCGCATCTAGTACTAACGCCAACGGATCAGTTCAAGGCGTTACCAATCAAAAAACTGTTTATAGATCAGGTTCTGAAATCTATTGCATGTTTACTGCATCTTTCACAGCAGGAATAGCTAATAGTTTTATGCGCCTTGGCTTGTATGATGCTAATAATGGGTTTTTCATCGGTTATGAGGGTACAAGCTTTGGCGTAACTTACCGAAATAACACTACAGATACAACAGTTGCAAAAGGCTCTTTTTCTGTTGATACCCTAACAGGAGCAGCAGGCTCTAAATTTACTAGAGCAGGGGCACCGGAAGCTATTGATCTAACAAAACTGAATGTTTTTAGATTGCGTTTTGGGTGGCTTGGCAGCGCACCTGCCGTATGGGAAGTTCTATCCCCCGATGGTTTTTGGGTTAAGTTCCATGAAACTTTATTTCCAAATTTACAAGCAGGGCCATCCATTGAAAATGCCGATTTGCCAGTAACTATAGACATAACAAAAACAGCAGCAGCAGCAACAGATTTGCAAATTCAGACCGATTGCTGGGGAGCAGGCGCAACGCTAACAGAGCAATCAGGTTATGTTGATTCACTTAATTCGCGTTTTTCTTCAACTCTGTCAGCTGGAACGAGCTGGAACGCTTCCGGCCCGTGGGTTGATGTTCATAGATATTCATTGTCAAAGATACTTATATATTCAAGCACGAACAATGCGTCCGGCACGTTGCAAGTTGAGTTCTCAATGGATGGGAGCACAGTACATAGAACTATTAATTACACTGTAGACAATGCTAACGCACATGAGCCACATGTTGTTATACCAGTCGCTCAATTTATGCGCGTGAGTTATGACGCCGATGCTGGTGGTGGTAACAATCACGCTAATTTTACAGTGCAGACTATACATAATATTAATGCTAACAAATTACCCACATCAAAAGTCACTACCCCCATCGGGAATAGCACAGACGTAGACAATGTTCGAGCTGTTCTTGTAGGTGAGAATCCTGCTGCTGGGGGTAGTTATGTAAATGTTAAGGTTGACGCTAACGGACAGTTACAAGTCGATATAGCGGCAGATTCAGTTGGATTATCAACAGAAGCAACGCTTTCAAACGTTCAGACAGCAGTAGAGTTAATTGATGATGCAGTTTACATAGATGATGCAGACTGGACAGCAACTACATCAAAGCATGTTTTAACGGGTGGTGTATATGTATCAGGTGGTAGAACGATAACTGATGGCGATACCGCTCCAATTTCACTTGATGTTAACGGCCACACTATTACAAGTGCCCACGGTGCTTCTGTTGCTTTAGCAGATGGTATTAGTAACACAGTTAATCTATTAGTTGACCATGATGACGCTTTCTTGGCTACTGCTAATGTTAACTATTGGTTCAACGGAAGCACTTGGGATAGAGCAAAAGGTGATGCTACTGATGGATTGCTTGTTAATCTTGGCTCTAATAATGATGTAACAGTTAGCGGAACCGTAACAGCTAACCTGTCAGCAACAGATAATGCAGTGCTTGATAGCATCCAAGCGGCAGCAGAAAAATCCTCTACACTCTATAAAAATTTGGACGTAGACGAATCTGAGGATCAAATTAAAGGCACTGCTGGCAAAATCCACTGGATTCATGCGATAAATTTAACTGCTTCGCCATTGTATTTAAAATTTTATAATGCAACTGCGGCTAGTGTTACCGTTGGAACTACAACGCCAGACCTAACTTTTCCAGTGCCCACTGCTGGCGATACTAACGGTGCAGGATTTACGCTACCGATACCAGTTGGCGGCATTGATTTTACAACTGCAATCACTGTTGCTTGCACTACAGGGCTTGCAGATAACGATTCGGGAGCGCCTGCCGCTAATGCTTTAGTGTTAAACTTGGGGTATAGTTAAATGATATTGACACATCTAGTTATGTTTTCATTTTTTCAAAGTCTCGGCGGTGGTGGTGTTAGTGTGTTAGATTTCCAAGCTGGAGTTGGTTTTAATCGAGGGTTACAGGTTGGAATAAATAGGGGGGGCGCTTAATGATATCGCACAAAAAAAATACGGCCTATTATCTGTCGTTTCCGATGGTTGATAGCGCATCGCCCGCCGCGTTTAAAACTGGTTTAACGCCCACAGATACGGCCTATTACAAAGATGGTGCTGGTGCATGGACTTCGCTAGCAATCACCGATACAGCCTCAGAGATCGGCTCTACAGGCGTATATGAAATAGATTTTTCTGCGGCAGAATTAAATCATGATAAGGTTTTAGTGGTTTTTTCAAGTGCTGGTGCTGCTACGACTGCATTTATGTTTGATTTGACTGCAAATAGTATTGATGAGCTAGCTACTGCTGCTAGTTTAGCCACTGTTGATGCCAATATTGATTCGATATTATTGGACACTGGAACCACGATACCTGCTCAGATATCAGCGCTCCAGAATGTTAGCGTTAACGATTTGCTATATACTCAATTAACGGAGAGTTACGCAGCGGCAGGGGCCGCGCCTACTGTTGCTCAAGCTTTATTGATGATCCAGCAGATGCTTGGTGATTTCAACATAACGGGTACGACTTTGCAAGTTAATAAATTGAATGGATCAACAGTTGCGGCAAACTATACTCTTAATGATCCGGTTAATCCTACAGGAAATTCGAGGTCTAGTTAATGCCAATTAGAAACGTAGTTACAAGAGGATATGGCAATGGTAATTTCAATACTACTATTGGCGACATTGTAACTCGCGGGTTTACTTCTAACAGGCTCGGTACTGCCAATGTTAGAAACCTATTGCTAGCAAGCGACCTGCTTTCTAAAAATGTTGGAGATAGAATCTATAGGGTAAAATTGCCAGACAACCCAATATACCCTTGCATATTGTATAGCTCGGATGAAGAGCCAGAAAATACGCTGAGTGGTTCTTCTTGGTTAGTCCATAAGATTTACACTTTTGAAATATACGGGAATAATTTTGTTGAGCTGGAAAAAATAAGTTTTGAATTGCGGAGCGTTTTAAATAACGGGCCGTTTAGGGGTGTTACAGTGGACAATATTGATGATCAATATTTCCCTGAAGCCAGAATGTATGCTTTATTTATTGATGTTAGTGTTTGGCAATAATCGGAGGTGATTAAATGGCTGCTTTAGTTTCACAAGGGTGTGTTTTAAAAAGGGGTGATGGCGGAGGAACGGAGGTTTTCACGGCTATCGGGGAGGTTATTTCTATCAACGGTGTTGGCAGTGGTTCAGCTTCGGAAATTGACGTCACCAACTTATCATCCACCGCAAAGGAATTTTTGCTAGGTCTTAAAGATGAAGGCGAGGTTTCCATCAGCCTCAACTTAGATACTGGCGATACTATGCAGACTGGATTAAGGTCGGATCGTGACGCGAACACGCTTAGAAATTTTCAGCTTGATTTAACTGATTCTGGCCCTACCACGCTCTCATTTTCTGCTTATGTGAAAACCTATCCGATCTCTATTGCTGTTGATGATAAGATCGGACTTGAGGTATCACTTAGGATTAGCGGCCCTGTTACTTGGGCTTAATTTAATGTTATTTAAAAGCAAGGGGTGAATTTTAATGGTTGCTACTGAAAAGCAGTTATATATTGATGATATTTTACGGGCTGAAGATCACAAGCAAAAAAGGGTAGACGTTCCAGAGTGGGGCGGCTATGTGCTTGTTAGAACGATGAGCGGCGAGGCTAGGGATGCTTACGAGGCTTCATTGTTCGAGATGGATAGCGAAGGAAACATGAATCGAAATATTCAGAACATACGGGCCAAGCTTATAGCGGCTTGTGTTGTTAATGAAAATGGCGATCTTATGTTTAAAGGTGATGCTCAAGTTAAAGCGCTAGGCAAAAAATCTGCAAATGCTCTTGATAGAATATTCGCTGAATGCAAAGCGATAAATGCCGTTACTGAAGAGGATATAGAGGAACTGGTGGGAAAATCCGAAACCGACCAACAATAATGTTTTTGCATAGGTATGCATTAGCCGTTGGCTGGCCGGTTCCACTACTTAAAAGGATTATGACGAGCAGAGATATTAGCGAGGCCATGGCTTATGAGCGGTTGCAGCCTATTGGCGAAGCAAGGGCGGATTTTAGAGCTGGGATTATTGCAAGCGTCATAGCTAACATAAACCGAAAACAGGGGGCCAAGCCGTTCACCCCCTCGGATTTTATGCCAGAGTTTGGAGCTAAGAAGCGAAAGCAGTCATCGGTTTTAGTGGAAAAAATCAAAGAGGTGTTCAAAGTTGGCAACGATAGCAAGCCTAGTCATTGATCTAGTAGCCAATAGCGGCCAGATGGTAACAGAGCTGAAAAAGGTTAATAAAAGCCTTGATGGGTTCGAGCGCAAAGCTGCGCAAGTTTCAAAGCTGGCGGCTACGGCTTTTGCTACTGTTTTTGCTGTTGATAAGATAAAGGATTTCAGCGCCAATATTATAGACGTAGTTAGTAACTTTGAGCGCCTATCCGGTGCAATGGAAATAGCTTTCGGATCACAAGCCAAGGCAGCCTTACAGTTTAAGCGCATAAATGAATTTGCAGCAAAGACGCCTTTTACAGTAAATGAAATAACCGAAACGATGATCAAGATGAAAAACCTTGGCCTTGATCCATCAATAGAAGCCATAAAATCAATGGGCAATACTGCGTCAGCGATGGGTAAACCTTTGATGCAATTTACCGAGGCGGTAGCCGATGCGGTAACTGGTGAATTTGAGCGGCTTAAAGAGTTCGGTATAAAATCCTCTGTTGAAGGCGACAAGGTTAAATTTACTTTTCAAGGCGTGACAACCGCTATTGGCAAAAATGCCGATGAAATCCAGAAATATTTACTGAATTTAGGCAATACCAAATTTGCTGGTGGCATTGATAAGCAAGCTGAGACATTAGGCGGTCAGCTCAGCGTTTTGGGCGGCATAGTTGAGCAGTTGACACTAAAATTTGCAGATGAGAGCGGCCTTACTCAGGCTATGAAAAACGCAACAAAGGCGGCCATTGAGTTTGGTTCCGGTGTGTTAAAGACAAAAACTATAGAGGATATAGACAAAGAAATAGATTCAGCTATTGATAACCTTATGCGGCTTCAACAGGCTCAAGAGGCAGGTGCAGGAAGCATTATGATGGGCAGCGGCAGCGTTGATGTTATTGGCGCACAGAAACGACTAAATGATCTATACAGGGAACGTGCCGAGCTGGTTATTAAGGAAAAAGAAGATAGACAAGCAGCTATTGATATTGCGTGGGAAGAGGCACAACAAAA